CGCCGCGGTGCAGGCGGCCGGCGGCAGCTTTGTGGACGTGCGCCCCACCCTTACCGCCCACAAGAGCGAGTATATTTATTACCGCACCGACCACCACTGGACGAGCCTTGGCGCCTACTACGCTTACAGCCAGCTGTGCCAGACCCTTGGCCTTACCCCCTTTGATACCGCCGCCCACACTGCGCTGACTGCCAACGGTTTTTACGGCACCCACTACGCCAAGGCGCGCACATGGAACGCCGTGCCGGACGTGATCACCTACTACGACCTTGCCAACACCCTGACGGTATGGAACGTAACGGCGGCAGGCCAGCCCACCGAGGGGCAGACCACCGGCCTGTACGACACAGATAAGCTCTCCGTTTATGATAAATACGCCATGTTCCTGCACGGCAACAACGGTTTAAGCCGGGTGCAGGGCAACGGCAGCGGGCGCATCCTTGTCATCAAGGACAGCTACGCCAACTGCTTTGTACCCTACCTGACCGCCAACTACGCCGACATCGATGTGGTGGACTTCCGCAACTACAACTACGGCTTGGACAAGCTGATCGCCGATAACGGCTACGACCAGATCCTTGTGCTGTACAACTTTGACAGCTTCAAGAGCGACCCCTACCTCTACCGCGCCGGGGTACAGGGCTAAACAGCCAAAAGCCTAAATTATTGCAGTCTATTTTCACAAATTTATAGCCGCAATTTCATGCGTCCCGCCAGTTTTTGCACAGATGTGCCAAAACCCCTTGATAAAATCCGACCACTGTTGTAGAATGGCCATATAGAGAACAATGCTCTATCAGCCTTTGGGTATAGACGCCGGGGGATCGGGATGCAATGCGGCATTTCCCTTTGACAAAGGAGTATTGATGATGAAAAAGATGAATTATCCCGCAGATTATGCGGTACTTTCCAACGAAGAAATGACCTATACCACCGGCGGCGGCGCAGTGGATGATGCTGCCAGTCTCGCCACTACTGCCGCAACGGTCGTAGGTGCTGTGGTGCTGGCCTCCAGCTACATCTGGGGCATCAAGCAGGCACGCACATGGCTGCAGCAGGACGGCAACAAGGACGGCAACTTCTTTACCGTGATGGGCCGCGCCACCGATGCCCTTGCCGCCGATATGGGCAAATCCGCCGGCAACTTTGTGCGGGATGCCGTTGTGATCGGCTTTATCTGCAACGAGACCATTTCCATCATCGAAAACGCGGGCTTGATGGGACTGCCCATCCCGGAAGCGATCACCAAGGCCGTGGACATTTTAAAGCAGCGCTCGGAAACCGAGCAGAAAGGATAAGCTCTTATGAATGAATTTCTGAAAGTCGCACTCACTGCCTGCATCCCCGCAATGACCGTCATTTTCGGCTGGGGCCTGAACAAAGGTGTCAGCATTGCAAACGGCTACATCAACAACAAGTTTGCGCAGACCTGTCTCCAGAATGCCGCCACCGCGGTGTTTAACGCTGTCCAGTACGTCAACCAGACCTATGTTGATGCCCTGAAGGAGCAGGACAAGTTCGACGAGGCTGCGCAGCGCATTGCCTACAACCGCGCACTGGCTGCAGCGAAGAAAGCCCTGACGCAGGAGACCATCACGTTCATCAAGGAGACCTTCGGCGACCTCGACAGCTACCTGAAGCCGATGATCGAAGCTCAGGTGCGCAGTCAAAAGACCTATATGTGATGTTTTCGCGGCATCACGAAAATGTTAACGCCAACAAAATCATAGTATAGCAACAGCCCCGGGGAGCCTGACGGTTCCTCGGGGCTGTTTTTGTTTGGCGTGTTTCGACGCTTTACGACGTATATCGACGTAATTGGTAAATTTTAAGTATTTTTCGGTTAGAGTTGACGCATAGAAAGGATGTGTCAACTATGATCGTTTCCGAATTGTCCACTCAGGTCAATGATTTGCTGCGCCCGATGGGCATCACACGCAATCTGAGCGCCTACAGTATCCTGTGCCAGTGTCTTGAGCTGGTCTGTGAGCAGGAAGACCGCCTGCAGGCCGTTGAGAAAGATATCTATACCCCTATCGCCGACCGCAGAAGATGTGAGCCAAAAGCGATTCAAAGCGCTGTACGCCGGGCAGCTAAAGGTGCATGGCTCACAAACCCGGAGTATGTGCAGCAGCTGGCAGGCTATCCGCTGACCGGTGCGCCCAGCGCGGTACAGTTCATTGAGATGTTGTATAATGCGCTGGTGAGAGCAGTCTGAAAACTTAATAGTGTTACCAAAAGTGTTACCATGATAAGAAAAAACACGCTGGTTCTGTACGAGCCAACGCGCTTTTCTTTGTATGCGGGTAGTGGGGGTCGAACAACAAAAAATGATTGAGTGACGTCAAAAACATATCTTCAACGCGCCTAAACACTTGCTAAAAATGTAGTGGAGTTGGTTTGTAACCCATGTATTTTGCTACGTTTACAAAAAAGAGTGTTACCAAAACTGTTACCAGAGTCAGGCCTGTGCCTTTTTGAATGCCGCGGTGGTAGCGGCAGCAAGATCTTCCCTCTGACCGTCAAGCTCGTGCCGATACACTCCGGCAGTGTCCATGTTCTTGCTGTGACCGACCAGCATCTTCAGCTGGCTGTCGGTCAATACGCCTGATTCAATGCTGACGAAAGTGTGTCGCATCTCATACAGCGTGACCTGAGGCTCAATGCCATTGTCACGCTGGTACTTCTTCCAGCGCTTGAATAAAGCTCTCTGGTTCGGGATCTGGAACAAAGGGGTGGTATAGTTCAGCGGGATATCGGAAGCCTTCAGCAAGGCCACCTGCGCTTCGTAGGCCTCATGGGCTTCCTCGCCCATGTCAAATGAGCGAATGGCGTTTTCGTTCTTGCCGGTGGTTTCCTCATCCAACCGGTTGATGCTGCGGCGCAGATTGACCGTGTTTCCTTTGATATCACCATACCAGAGCCCCACAAGTTCACCGGGGCGTACACCTGTAGCAACTGCAAACCGGTAGGCATAGATATACTCGTCAAAGACCAGCTTGCCATAGTAAAGGCGGGTGTCCACATCAAACAGAACTTTCAAAGCGGTCGGCTGTAAAATCTTTTTCTTCCCCATGCGGGCATTCTTCGGGATAGACAGCTCAGGGAACATCGTACTGTACCTGTTCCGGCGGCACCATTTCAAAAAGCTGATCTCCGTTGAGCGAATCGTCATAAGGGTCTTGCGGCTCAAAGGCTTGTCGCTTGACCTACGCTGACGCTCCTTTTTAAGGCATCGCTTTTTGAAAGACATATTGATGGCTTTTTGCAGATCGCCTTCGGTCAGCTCGTCAATGCGGATGTCCCCACAGACAGGCAGAATATAGTAATCTCCGTATTTCTTGCACTGCTCAACATAGGATGTGCCGCAGGTGAGCTTCAGTTCTTCTACCCACTGGGCATAGAGGGCAGCTACCTTCTTCTTGCCGTCCCGGATGCTGTCGTCAAGCCAGGCATCGGCCTTTGCGTTGGCTTCCCGCTGGCCGGTGCGGCCAGGCGTGCTGCTGTAAAACCGTTTGCGGGTGCCGTTCTTCTGCACCGCAATGCACCAACGTTTTTCCTTTTCCACCCAAAATGCCGTGTTCGTTCTCTTTTTCATTGTTTCCACCTCCAAAAGGGTACACTTTGACAAGCCTGCCCGGAGGTGGTACAATACAGTTGCTTAGGCTGGTATTGTTCCTCGTGGGCAAGCCACTCTTTGACGCCCTGCCGGTTGCCGCCGGTGGGGCGTTTTTGTTTATTCAAAAATCAGGATGCCTTCCGGCCTTCGCTCTTGCCGGAAGAGATATAGTGCTCATAGTATTTCTGGTTATCTTCGCCAAAAGCGGCAACCAGATCAGGATTATTTGCTTTGTAGGCGGCAAGGCTAAATGTACTGCTGCCCTGACGGCCCTCCTTCATGCCGCTGTTTACGAAATGCTCCAGATACTTCCACTGGTTATCTCCAAACAGGGCAGCCAGATCGGCGTTGTGCTCTTTGTAATACTGATAATCGTAAACAGGGGCGTATTTGCTGGTCAGCACATAGTAAGGCTGATTCGTCGGGTCGCTTCTGAAGTGACCCGAATACAGGGCTTTCTGATTGACGGTCTCTTTGCTTCCGTCCATATAGATGATATCCGCCTTGGTCACGGCAATGTCGTCGATCGTGCTGTTGTACCAAAGGCAATCCCATTCCACTGCTGCATCGTAAATTGCATTCTGGAGTTCGTCATCTGTCAGATAAGTAGTGGAATCCAGCTGACCCAGCGTCTTGGAATGGTCGATCACAGACAGAACTGAGGACGGCGTGTAGGAATCAACATAATAGGCATTACCGTCCTTGTCCAAAAAAATTCTATGCCCGTTGCGCTCTTCAGCGCCAAAGTAATAATTCGTGGCAAGCTGCTGCTGTGCCTGGAACGGTCCAAAATC